GCTTAAAAAGTAAACTTAAGAGGCGGGGTAACTCCCGCCTTTGTTCTATTTTTAATATTTTTCAATTTGAAGGCAGAAAAATTACGGGGGTTATACAAAAAATTATGTTCTATTTTTAATATCAGAACCAAACATACTCTATAAATACACCTTTAAACGTCTCTCCCCGCGGGCAGAAATTGAATATTCCGCCATTCTCATACAAGACATATACCTTACCCTCCATTTGGGCCACCTTCCTTGCAAGCGTCCTCATATTGGCTATGTCTGCCATTCTCTTTTTATTTTCGCACGCACACCCCATTACAAGCCGAATTTTCTGAAATAATCTTCAATACCTTGTTTTAGGCATCTTCTAAAAAAAGTTTTCCGGGCATAGGAACCGACACGATAAATTGCCTGACCGTATTTCTTTTCTATATCGCTGCTGAAACTGACACCCTCACTTCCTATTTTTAGCCCCTTGTCTGTCGGAGTAGCCGTAATTGAATCGTGAAACTCACCTGTAATTATAAGGTTAGGCGTTCCCTTTGAACTAACAGGTGCGTTTATTAAATCAGAATGCATAAGCGGGGCGTTCTTTTCCTTAAAAGCTGCATATCCTTTTGCGTTTTTATACCAATATCCGGCCTCCTCTGTTTTAAAATATGGATCATTGAAGTAGGTAGGACGTAATGGTTTGTCGTTTCCGTTAATACCTGACCATAACTGCTCTACGATATATTGTGAAACCTCCTCCCTATTTTCTACCATTACACCCCGTATCATAGGTTCAAACCCCTCAACGAACTGTTTTACGGCTTTTTCCGCATCAATTATATTAGCCATAACAAATACAATTAAGGGGTGAACTAAATGAACACCCCTAATTAATATACACAACACAGTTACATATCACCGTCTTTCTTCTGCCTTTGAGCACCGGAAGAGGCTATATCCTCGTAAATGGAAGAAAGCACCTTTTCGCGCTCCTCTATCGGACGGTCAAGAAAAAACACATCCTTATGAGAGTTTATGAAGTCCCTCTTCTTCATGTTTCTTACTCTCTCATCGTTGAATGTAATTCCTTCTACTTTCATCCCCAAGCCTCTATGCCTGTGATTCCGGCTCCTTGCAACACAGAGGGGGAAGCAAGTGTCGGTTCTCCCTCGCCTACGGTAATAACACCGTTTGCGTAGGATACACTTGTTGCACCGGGTAATGCAGTAGTCGCATTTTCTTGAAGCAACGCTCCGTAGTATGGGGTTATATCAAGTCTTCCGAAGTGCTCAACAAGCTTGTATTTCTTTGATTCTGTTGAAACCAGCTCAACATAAACAAGCCCTTTCAGCGCTCCGACAACGTCAAAGTCACAAGCCTTTACACCAGCGTTCTTGATATACTTCTCGTAATCCTTGAACATCGTTGCAATAGTGAGGTTGGCTTCTGTGCCGGAAGAATCCCAGTCCTGACCGCCCGGATATACGCCGGACAGTTCGATTCCGGCCAGTTCTTCCGTACCGTCGTTCATGCCGTATATCACGTTGTTCTCGTCCACAAAATATGCATCAAACGCTGTATTCTTTGCAGCCATAAGATTAGCCTTGAGGCTTGCATCGTAATTTTCAAGCGTCCATACATCGTTTTTGGGCGAGTATCCTGTGATTTTTGTAGGTCCGTAACCTGTCGCTGAGGTTTGCGCTTCCCCGCCTGATGGAGCGTATTCCACAATCGTTTTAATCGGAAATATTCTTCCCGGTCGGTCTGCATGACAGGCCGCTTCCAAAGCGTCCGCTGTCAGAGTTTTGGGTAACTTATACCCATGCATTACCAATATGATAGCTTTTACCTTGCCGGGGTCTAACACGCATACGGAATTTCCCGTATTAAAGGTTGCAACCCCCGGACATTGTCTATAATCTGTTGCCATAGCATTTTATTTTTTTTACCGTTAAACTTAAATTAGTTATTTCAATAGCATCAATCTTTTCTTCAATCTCCTTTCCGTCGGCGTCAAAAGCGCCTCTTCGACCGAATACAAGATTTTCCGAATAAGAATGAGCCACATGCCCCGAATATCCAAAATCAAACCTTTTTTCAGCACCCACTTCCTTGATTAGAGCATCATACAACGGTCTTAACAAACCTTTGAAAGATACTTCTATACGCTGCTCATTGGTGTAATCTTTGAGCGTGTTTACTGCTATGATTATATTGACATCAGCCTTGCAATACACCTTGCTATCTGTCTTATCCTCTACGAATGGCGTATAAAGCCCGATTAAAGGAAAGCGTTTTGTAGCGGTCTGTGGTATCTTCTTTTGCGTCAAGATGGCTTCCCTTATATATGTACTGTCGCCGAATATATAATTCACGTCATACCCAACTTCGGAAGACACTCTTTTGCATATATCGCTGAAAATCTCTACTATCATAGATTGAATGTGTTTACAGGTTTCAATAATGATTTATCGAACGTCCAGCCCTCTATATGTTGCGTATCAAGCCATTTATAAAGGTCTGCGTTCATTCTAACCATGCTATTCCATGCAGAAACCATTTTCCCCATAGGAGATACAAGATCACCGACATCGCTGTCTCTTTTTACACCGTTGACGGTTACATCGCATTGATGGTTTCTTGCGTAGAAAAAGTATATGTAATTGGCAATAGGAGAGATTTTCATCCCTCCCATAGTGCCAACCAGCATGCTCTTTAAATCATCCCACAGTTTTACAGGTTCTTTCTCTTCTGACTGGAGATATTCGGAAAATTGTTCATATACTTCTTTACCAAGAACCTTTATCAGGTATTCCGTCTCATAATAGGATATATAGTTGTTCACATCTCCTGTTATAGCAGATGTTGTCAATGACGGAGCAACATCCGGAGAAATTATTCCGCTAATAAATAGCGGCCCTTGAAAAAAAGCATAATCAATGAGCATAATTAAACATTTTTATTGTCCGCAACCGGAGATGTCTTTTCTCGTTTTTCAGGAATCTCGCGTTTTTCGGAGGATTTAGGGGCGACTTCCTCAATGGAAATAAGCCCCATTTCCTTCCTTATTCGGTTTTCCTGAATGATCTTATCTACTTCCAGTTGACTACCTCGTATAATTATAACCTTATCCATTAGGCAGCAACTTTAATGGCAGTTATCACATCGGCAATATTACCGTATGTAAATGCAGCCGGGTTGTAAACAGGCATCTGAACCTCTTCCTGTGCAATGAGGACAACAGTATTGCGGAGCTTTGTTTCCACATCTTCTGCGAACTCAACGCTAAGATTGCTCCAGTCTACCAGAGAAGCGCCGTTTGTCATATCTCCTGCAAAATACTTGCCCGGGTTGATCTTCGTTGTTTCAATAATAGGTCTTCCGGAAATATACTTGACACCGTTAACAGTAGTAACAAGGCCGAGAGACCGTCCGGATGTATCTTTTGCCGTTTCTGCATCGAATACGGTAGACGGGTTAAGCGCAATGAACGAAGGCGTGTATTCCGCATAGGTCATGATTGCGAAGATAGCATTGATTGCATCGCCGATATTAGGAGATACAACAGAATTGAACAGGTTGTTCTTAACTGTGAATGTGACAGCGGATGTCGCATCAGCTACGGCAGCGTATGCATAGTCAACAACAATCTTTCTGTCATTCATCTTATGAACAACATAAGTAGAGTTGAAACCTTCAACGGAAGAACCTGCAAACGTAATCTTTTGACCGTCCATGATTTCAGGCTGTGCTTCTGTAAACTCAACAATGGACTGTTTGCCGCCATTGTAAGTGCTTACCGACTTAACAGAACCCTTAGCGCCGGTTACCACGTCTTTGCCGATTATATTTTCTGCCGGAAGAATATCTTCGTAGTTTGCAATACCTTTCAAATTATCGCCTTGTCCGTCACCGAACATGATTTGGAAATCCTCAGCCATTCTAACCCAAGAGGCAAGACGGTTCATAAGCCATGAGCGTACATAGATACGAGACTTAAGCAATCGCTTGCTCAACGGAACATAAGTACCAATGCGGCACACGCCAACGGTCTGCTCCTTGATCTTGAATGAAGATTCAGGAAGTCTTCCGTTCTCTGAAACAGCAGCAGCGTTTCTGTCAAGATCGTAGATCTGCGTGAATGTGATTGTAGGATATGCAGGGTCTCCCTGGTCTACGGTCATGATGTCGCGAATGTGCGCTCCTTCATTGATCTTAGTTACAACAAGGCTGCTTTGACGAGTGATTAGCTTGTCTCCGGCATAGTCATTAGTCATGCTGACCGGGTCTGTCACATCTTTCAAATCAATGTCAAAACGGCCTGAACTCTTTGTTTTCCCGTCCAAGAAGTCTTTAAACTTCTCTGAATCCAAGAACTCATCAATCTTTTTGCCAAGATTGTTAGAGTTGCCGTTTACGTTAAAGCCCTTTGCCTTCAACACTTCCAGCTGTTTTGACAACTCTTTGATTTCTTCTTTGAACTCTCCCAGTTCCTTAACAGCAAGACCAACCTTGCCATCTTCGTTTAGGGCCTTAAGCTGCTCATCTACGTTTTTCATTTTCTCGTTGAATGAACTTTCAGAGATAAGCCCTTTGAGAAGCTCCTCCACCGTATCATTCACCTTTTTTTGAATTGTACCAAGAGTTTGCTTTTCCTCCAATGTCAATTCGTTTTCTTTTTTTGCAAATTCAATCAAATTCATTTTTTCTAATTATTATATTAAACCTTTAATAGCGAGTCCCTCCAATGAAAAAGTGCTTTTGCGGCTTTCTTCTTGGTGAGTGCCCTCCGGCGGCTCTGTATTCTTGTTTATGAAACTCTTATAAATCCTTGCATAGCATTTAGGGCACCTTACATAGGCGGCAAGTTCTTCGACGCTTTTCTTTGATGATATGATATTAAGAACCTGTTCCTGTATCTCCGGTTTAAGCTTTGCCATTTCCGCAGACACTACATCCTCTGCTATCCAGCGCGTATAATTCCCTACACTGTCCAATACTTGGTTTTCAAATGTCTCTTCCGGCACACTATTGTAATCAAAGGAAAGCCCGCAATGAGGACACGTCACAATATCCTGCCCGGATAATGCCTTTTCTACCAAACTTAAATTCATGTCTAATTCTTTTAATTTATCATCGGAATAACGCATCGTAAGAGCTTTTTTAAGGAAACCTATATGCTCCTGAATTGTCTGCTTGTCTGCGTTCTTAATATCAATAAGAAAGGTTTGCGGATTGGCTCCCCATGATGATAAGGTTGAGTATTCCCATAGAGACCACTCTTTTACAATTCTTTTATCTTTATCGTCTCTTTTTATAGCCTTTACCCCGATAGAGTGTTCAAGGGTCTTTCCGTATTCTGCGTAAAGTTTGTAGTCCTCCAGCACATCTCGCCCTATCTGTTTTTTTAAATTGATAGCACCTGTCATAACAAGGTTTCCGTCAATCTCTTTACCCTCTATCGGACATCCGAGCAGAATGCCTCTGTCATGATTATACAGCCATTTAACCCTGCTGAAGTTTTCTTTCAACGTTTTATTGAAAGAACCTTTAGCCGATATGTCACCATCCGCATCCTGAATGCCTATTCCGTTTACAGCGACAGTTACAATGCCTTTCTCGTCAACATCGTTCGTCCTTGTCTTACATGTTATGTCTCTAAGCTGCTCCATTGCTATTTGATTTTGTGTTACCTGAAGAAATAATACCTTTGATTCTATCCACTTCCTGATCGCTCATTTCCAATATGAGCTTATCGTATAAAGGGTTTGAAACCTTTGATTCACCTATCTGTGCCCGCCAATCATTAAGGGTTATTACCCCGCTAAGAAACTCGTTTTTACACTTTACCGAGATGATGTTTAAAGTCTCTTGTCTCTCTTTATTTCCTGATTGCAAGGCATCTACGTCTGAATAATCCACATCTAAGTACAAACCGCTGTTTTCAAGTCCTAAGAATCGGGTAAGGCTTCTTGCGAAAGATTTAGCCTCCGGGATAACGATGTTGTAGTAGACGCTTCTTTCCGCTGTTTGCTGATTGTTGAAAGTGCTGTTGTCCTTTCTTGGCACAAGCTGCGCAGGTATAGAAAACGCACCGGCTATTGATATGGCATCCTGCAACGTCTCGTCAAACGGTTGCAATTCCTGAATACTCATAGAGGTTCTAATAAAGTCCGTATCTGTATCTATTATCGCTACCGGATATTTATCTTCTCCTAATCCGTACACAGTATTGTATTCTTCGCGGATATTCTTTTTTTCGTCAGGAGTTAGAGCGACTGTCCCGGTTTCATCTTTTTTTCTTGATACTATAATACCGAGAGCGCCTCTCTTTGTATATATCACATTCCTTGCTTCATACACAGATATAAGATTGGATATAGGCTTTATCTGTGATACAAGCCTGCTTTGTCCCTTGAGGTTACAGGTAAAGGTGTTTACATTAGGCTCCTTCACATGAAGAACAGTTTCCGGCGGCATATCATCCATAATACCGGAATAAGACAGTCTGTAATATTGGATTATATCAGATACACTTGCCGGAGAAAACAAGGGAGCATTGTTGTATGCTACAATATCAACGCTGCCGGATGGAAGGACCCAATAATCATCGCATCTCTTCCATAGTTCTTTTTGTGATTCTGAAAACACAGATGCTTTGATAAATGAGTTACCTGTCAAAAATTTATATAGAAAGTGAAGTGATACGAACTCATCAAATGATTGAAGTGCGTTTGGCTGTGTCAAGAACTTGTTTATGCTATCATTGTTGAATACGACTGAATCGTCCTTTGTTGATTTTAGCATAAAATTACCCTTGACAATCTTGTCTACCAAATATCTTACCGGGAAAAACACTTCCGGCACAGATTCGTATAGAGTTATGAAGTTATCGGAGGCTACATAAGGAGAGGCGATGTCATATAGCGTGTTGCGCACATATCCGTAGACATTCCCCTGTTTGTCGCTGATTAAATCTTTGGACTTGCCTCC